TGGACCACTATGGCCCCGCCGTGGCCACGAACGCGGTTAGTTCCAATTCGGCAACGTGGGTGTTCAACCCCGACATCATCCTCGGGGACAGCTGGGCGGGAGACCCCACTGCGCCCTCAATTCCGTTTTTCAGGGGTACTGGTCAAATGCGGCTTGAGAGCCCATTGTGGGGTTCGCGACGTGGCGACCTTTCGCTGGTTGCGGACAGCTTTGAGATCAGCCCCAATACAACTACCACGACGGTGATCACACAGCTCGCTTCGATGGGCATGAGGCTCGTGATACCGGGTGCGTCGGCCAGCACACGACTGGTACACTTCGCGTTCTCCTGCTCCGATTTGCCGGTGGTTGACACCGCACACGGCCAGATTGCGGCTTTCACGACCAGCGGAGGCGCCATTTCCTTCCGCCTCTGCGTCGATACGACCGGGCGTTTGATGATCACGGACAGCGCACCTCTCACAACTGTCGGCAACACTCCTGTGCAAGGCCTTCCAGCCATCCTCCTGCGCTCTGCGGCTCCAGTCATCCAGCCTCTGACTTGGTATTACATCAGCATGAGGATTGTCAAAAGCGTTGCGGGTATGGCCCTTGACGTCTACATTGGCGACATCACGGCAGGTAGTCTTGTTCTGACCGGCACGGGACTCAATGTGGGCACGGCAGACATCCTGGGCATCACATTCCTGCCGACGTCGTTCCGGGGTGCTGGCGGGCAGAGCGACTTGACCCAACGTGCCATCCGCGACATCGTGATCTGCAACACCGCTGGCAGCTACAACAATGACCTGCTGGGCCAAGTGTTCGTGTCCGCGCAGGAGATGCGGACGGAGGACAACGAGGGCGACAACTGGCTGGCCTACCCGCGCGAGAACATCGGCCAAGGCGTTCTCGACCACCAGACCAACCGCACGGGCGTCCGGTTTGCTGACGCTGCGGCGCTGACCGTCGCGGCGGCAGACTTCACCTTCGAGACCTTCGCCCGGTTCAGCACCCTGCCCACCGGCGCTGCCACCATGACCCTGCTCTCCAAATGGCGCGAGGCTGCGGGCCTGCGGTCCTACATGCTGTATTACGACGGCGCGACGGCATCGCTGGTCTGGCAGGTGTCCACCACCGGCGCCAACACCATCGTGGTCAAGCGCCTGCCGTGGGTGCCGGTGACGGACCACTGGTATCACGTCGCGGTGAGCCGCGCGTCCTCCGAGACCATGGTGTTCATCGACGGCGTGCAGCTGGGCGTTCCACTGGCCGACGCCAACACCTACTTCGACGGCACGGCCTTCATGGGTATCGGCGTTTACTTTACATCGGCGGGCGCTCCCGACGCTGCGGGCCGGTTCAGCGGTTTCCTCGACGAGACACGGTTCACGGTCGGGACTGCCCGGTACACCTCTGACTTCACCCCGCCGACCGCACCGTTCCCCACCGGCATCGGAGACGCGGACTGGGCCGACGTTGTGCTGCTTCTGACCTACGACGGCACACCGATTGCCGACTCGTCCAGCTTCGCCCGCACGGTCACGCTGGCGGCGCCGAACGTGACGTCGCTGGCCCCCGCCGACAAGGCGTCGTCCTATCTGGTGTTGAACCAGCGCCCGGCATGGGACGACACGTTCATGGAGGCGGCGCTCCTGCCCGCTACCGGCACCTTCACCTTCGAGGGCCTGCCCACAGCTACGGAGACCATTGTGGTGGGCGCCACGACCTACACCTGGCGCGCGGCGGTATCCACAGCCAACGACGTGCTGATCGGTGCGAGCATCGCGGCCTGCGTCTCCAACATCATCGCGGCGATCAACGCCGGGGCGGGCGAGGGGACGATCTACGGGACCGGCACGGTCGCCAACGTCAGCGCGGGCGCGCTGGAGTTCCTTTCCCCGCAGTTCACCCTACAGGCGGCCACGGCGGGCGCGGCGGGGAACAGCACCGCCACGACCGAAACCATGGCGGATGGGTTCTTCAACGCCGCTACGCTCACGGGTGGTTACAGCGTCCCGGCTCCCAGCAACTTCGCCATCGAGCGCCTGCCCTTGGACGCAACGGGCGTTCTGGGGTTGCAGATCACGTCACGCGCCTACAAGACCGATGCGGGCAGCGCGGAGATACGGTTCGATCTGGTCGGCCCCGGCTCCGCCGTGGACACGGGCACCGCCGCCAACGTTGATCTGAACCCGGCATGGGTGCGACAGGTGTTCGAGGAGGACCCCGATACGTCCGCCGCTCTGACACCCTCCACGATCAACGCTGGCCGTATCCGGTTTGTGAGGACGGTGTGACCCGTGGCCGACGTCCGCTCCCCGTTCTCCGCCGTCCAGGCCGTTCGGCAGGGCTCTGGCGTCATGCACGCTACGTCTGCCACCGCTCAGGCCGTGCGGCAGGGTTTGGGCGGGTCTTTGCGTTCCACGTTCGTCACCGTGCAAGCGGTGCTCCAGACCACGCCGCGAGAGGTGCGTACTTCCTTCGTCGCGGTGCAGGCGGTGCTCCGCGTCCTCACGCAGCAAATGCGCGCGGCGCAAGTCGTGGCGCAGGTTATTCGGCAGGGGGATGATGGCGCCATGGCAAGAGTTCCATTCTCGGTAACACAACTTGTCTGGACGACGGGCGACCCCAGCGGTGTGCGCCAACGGGCCTGGACCTTCGACTTCGACGGCCACACGTTCTATGTGCTGGACCTCGGCTCGAACGGGACGCTGGTTTACGACATCCTGACCCAGCAATGGTCCCGGTTCCGCACGGCGGGATACGGTGGCTGGAACTTCAAGAACGGGTTCCACTGGCGCTCTGGCAAGATGGTGATTGGTGGCGCGGACGGATCGGGCCAACTGTTGAAACTCACGCCGCAGTCGTTCCTTGACGAGGGCTGGCGTCCGGTAATCTACGAGGTCACGGGTATCCTCCAGACCGGGGGCATTGACTTCCTGCGCCAGTACGCCCTGCGCATGGTCGGATCGGCCGGTGTGCTGGCGGACAGCATCTCCCCCACTCTGTTCATGGAGTTCTCGGACGACCGGGGCGTGACGTGGGGGCCAACCTACCAGATCGAGTTGACGACGAACACGCGCCAGCGGATTGAGTTCCGGTCCCTCGGGGCGTTCACGGCACCGGGGCGCATGTTCCGCATTTATGACGAGGGCGGCATCAAGTTCATCGCCAACGTCGAGGCCGACATTGGGGGCGCAGATGGCCGTACCCCCTCTTAATCCGTTCGTTCGGATCACTGACGAGCGAGGCCAGCCCACGCCGGACTTCATGCAATGGTGGCAGAGCCAGCGCACAACCAACGACATCATCGTTCCGCTCTCCACCCCCGCCGAGGTGTCTGCCGTCCTCAATTTGCTCGGCGCCACCCACGGCGACCTGTTGTTCAGGGGCGCGTCGATCTGGGACACGCTGGGACCGGGCACAGCGGGCTTTGTGCTGGCCACTGGCGGCCCTGCCGCCGCTCCGGTGTGGGTCACGCTTGACAAGGCGTTCACAGACCTGACGGACACGCCCGCCAATTACACGGGCGCCGCTGGACAGGCGGCTGTGGTAAACGCCGGGGAGACGGCGCTGGAGTTCGCGGACCTCACCACGACTTTCCTCGCCTTGACGGACACACCTTCAACTTACACGGGCCAAGGCGGGAAGATCGTCGCGGTCAACGCAGGCGCGACGGCGCTGGAGTTCATAGCGACCGCCGCGCCCGCATACACGGTGGCGGGACTGCCCAGTGCCGCAACGTCCGGCGCGGGCGCAATCGCCTTCGTCTCCAACGAAACAGGTGGCGCTGTTCTGGCTTTCTCGGACGGGACCGACTGGCGCAGGTCCACCGACCGCGCGGTGGTCTCGTGATCGCAGGGTTCGCAGCCGTGGACCGTCTGGTGTCCGCCCACCCCGACGCCCACCTGTCTTTCGGCGCGCACACGCCCGAGGGGTTCAGGATCGCCCTGTCCTGTCCGGGCTGGCTGGTGCTGGAGGAGGACGGGTGCTGGATCGCGCTGGAGCGCACGCACCACAGCTCCCCGGTCTGTGAACTGCACTGGTACTGCCCGACCGGCGCGCGGCTCCCTGCCCTGCGCTCCATGCTGCACGAGGCGTTCACCAACCGCCACGTCCTGTGCGTGACCGGCTCCGCGCCGGAGACCCACCCCTACGCCCGTGAGGCCGCCACGCTGGCCCGTGCGCTGGGCGCCACGCGACACGCGGGTAAACTGGTTTTGACAGTGGAGCGGTTTCAAGCGTATAACGCTGCAAAGCTACGTCGGGGGTAGGTCATGGGTTTCATCAGCGCCATCGCGGGTATCGGCTCCGCTCTGGTCGGGGCGCGGTCCGCCAGCAGACAGGCCAGCGCGCAAGCGGCCGCCACGCAGGCGTCCATCGACGCGTCGCTGACGGGGTTCAGATACCTGGAAGGTAACGAAGGCGTGAACCAGGCGCAGACTCAAGGCGCCGCGTTCGGCCAACAGGTGGGTCAGGAACTCGGGCCCGACGGTCGGTTCCAGCAGATGCTGGGGATGGGTCAATCGCTTATGGGGATGGGCGACGGAAGCCCGGAGTCGCAGCAGCGCGCCCAGCAGGCGTTCCAGAACTACCAGAACAGCACGGGGTTCCAGTTCCGCATGGGCCAGGGCATGAACGCCATCACTGGCAACGCCGCGTCGCGCGGTCTGTTGAACAGCGGCGCGACCCTCCAAGGCCTGAACGATTACGGGCAGGGGATGGGGTCGCAGGAGTTCGGCAACTTTATGAACCAGTTCCAGACCCAGATGGGCAACCAGCAGAACTTCATCGGCATGTTGGCGTCGGAGCGCGACACCGGCTTGAACGCAGCCTTCAACACCGCCTCCAGCGGTGGGTCAGGCGGAGCGGGTGCGGCCAACTCGATCATGCAGGGCGCCGCGAACACCAACGCGATCCGACAAAGCGGCACCGACAATATCGTCGCCGGTCTGGGGGCCGCCGCCGGAGGGTTCACCGACATGTATAACAAGGCCAACGGCATCACCCCACCCGCGCCTCCGGGCGTCACCAACAACTATTACAGTGGGCGGCGGTAACGATGGCCACGCTTATTGAACTGTTCAAGACCGGCTACGACATCGGCGAGTCCATGCCCCGCGAGGCGCGGGCCCGTCAGAACGCCAGAGCGGAGTTCGGTGACGCCGCCGATGATCCCCAGCTGTTCGCCAACCTCCAGCAGATGCGTCAGCGCGAGCAGGCGTTCGAGCAGAACACGCAGATGGGCATGCGCCAGGAGAACCGGCTGGACCGCACCGAGAACCGCCAACAAGCGCAGTTCGACCGTCAGGGACAGGCGCAGGACTTCGAGATGCAGGGCGCCCGTCAGGACCGCTCCCAGCAAGCGACGCTCAATCTGGTCAACGGCCTGCGCTCCGCCCGCGACCGGGGCGAGGACATGGGGACCGCGTTCGACCGCACAGTGGAGGCCCTCTCCGAACTGGGGGTCAGCCCGGACGACATCCCCGGTATGCGCCAGGCGCTGGTCGATAACCCCGCTGTGCTGGACGATTATTACGCTTCGCTGACCGGCCAGACCCAGAATGATCGGGTGGCGCAGGCCAGCCCTGCGGCGACTGACAAAACCGCCGAACTGGCAGCGAAGGCCGCGAAGGCCGACGCCAGCACAATGAAAAGTGTAAAGACCGTTCTGGATCGGGTTGCGAAGGTGCGCAAGCAGATCGAGGAGGGCCGTGTCCCCGTGACGGGGTTTATGGGTGGGGCAGTCGCCACCAACATCCCCATGACCCCCATGCTGGACACCGCCGCCGACCTTGACACCATCAGGGCCAACCTCGGCTTTGACAAGTTGCAGGAGATGCGTGACGCCTCCCCGACCGGGGGCGCTTTGGGTCAGGTGTCGGACTTCGAGAACCGCTTGCTCCAAGCCTCCGTCGCCAACCTTGACCAACGGCAATCATCCGAGAAACTACTCGAAAACCTCGCGCTGATCGAAGGCATCTACACCGACATCGGTGCGGCCATCGGTGCGCCTCCAGCAGAATGGACACCTGCGCAGAAATGGCGGTTCAACGGTGGCGACCCCTCCGACAGCAGCAACTATACGTTGGTCGAATAATGGCAGATGGTTGGACCTCCCTGATCGACATCTTCGAGGCGTCACGGACTGCGAACACGCGGTCCCGGCCCCCGTCGTCGTCCGGCCTGCGCGGCTGGGACGCCTTGATGACGCCCCCATCCCGCCCGTCGTCGGGTGGCCCCGGGCGCTCGGGTAAAGTGGACGAACAGTGGGTGGTGGACGGGTTGATGAAACGCGGTCTCCCACAGCACATCGCGCAGGGGTTCGCCATGAACATGCAG